GCTTAGGCTGCCAACCGCTGTAATTTGCTGTTGCTGTAGCCAACCAGAAGCACCATAAGGCCCAAGCGTAGTTGCGACATCGGAAACCCAACCACGCCAAAGCACTACATCATTACCATTGGAATCATCTACACGAACTGTAACGCGTTGATTAATTTCGATATTGGGGTAAGTGTTATTTGGTGTGACTAAGTTGATTGTGGCATAACCTGCTCTTGGTTGCTCATCAACTGTGGTGCGGCCAGCAGTTAGCGTAACGCCGTTAATTGTTTTGTTATTGTATTCAACATCGGCAATACGAACTGACGGATTGATTACATAGGTCATGGGTTAATGCCTAATAGATCAGTAAATAACGCACCACCGCGAGCATTAGATTCATTTATGATCTGCTCGATTGCTCGGGCTGCGCCTTCTGGGTCAATTACTGTGCCATTAACATTGATGGTAACATTATTAGCGCCGATATTTTGCCTTGGTTTGAAAGTTCTAATATCCGCACCTTGACCAAAACCAAAAAACGGATCGGTTGGTAATTGATTAAAACCGGGTACTAATCCACCAAATCGGCTTACTAATTCGGCAGCTGATCTAAATGTTTCCCCACCTGCTAAAGCACCGGTGCTTTGTGTGCCTACTGCTGAACCAAAACCAGAACGGATTAGGTCTAATGCTTGTGCTGCTGTAAATTGTTCTTTAAGAGCTTCCGTTGCTGCTTTAGATGCGCCAGCCAATTTATTGGTAGATGAACTTAAACTATTAGTAGCATCAGTAGCACTTAACAAACTTGGTATTGTTTCATCTTTGGTTTGTTTGTTTAACTCATTAAATTGACGATAAGCATTGGCTGTGGCTTCGGTGTTCTTGTTCATCTTTTGGGTTGCTTGCCCTAATGCTAGGTCTAAGTCAAACCCTAAGAATCGAGCCACCTTCTCAATAATGGCAAATACTTTGCCAAAGTTATCAATAGCCAAACCAATAGCACGAGTAATAATGTTAAATGCTGTGGCAAGCACATTACCCAAAATAGGTGCTAAATTATCACGCACAAATGCAAAAATATTAAGCATAATTGCAATAGCAGTTTCAAACGCTTGTTTATTTTCTTGCACTTTACTGCTTAAAAACTCAAATGCTTTACGCAAAATATCAATGACTGGTGTTAATAAATTTTTAATTGTCGGAAAAAAGTAATCAGTTAAAAATGCCCAAAGATTTTTTAATGCAGGTAAAACAAAATCAACAATTACTTCTTTCATTTTTGAAATAGCAGGATTAGCATCTTTTTCAAAACGAGCAACAAGATTATCTATTACAGGCAATATCTTTTGAACAAAAAATTCCGTTAATTGTTGCAATACAGGTAATAAAACATTACCAATACGCTCTTTAATTTGATCAAAATTATTGCGTAACTGAATTAAGCGACCTTCGCTAGTCTCTGCTAAGGTCTCATTAAAACCTTTGTATGTGCTATTTAATACTTGAACTAAGGCTTCGGCTCGTTCTGTTTCGGTGCCATTTTTAATCATTTCCTTGGTGTTCTCATCAAGGACGAAACCAGTTTTAGTCAAAGAAGCAAAATTACCATTAAGAGCCTGTGCCAAACCATTAGTCATCGATTTAAAATCATCAGCTGAGGCTGCTGCACCCTTTTCGGCAGTTACATAATCAAGAATTGCTGGCGTTAAACGCTGAATTGCACCTGCTGAGAGGTCAAAAGTGGCTAATTGAGATTGCAAAACCTTGATATTGCCGCCGGAAACAACACCAACACGCTCTAAAGCCTGTGCTTGTTGGTCTAAAACCTGTATTTCTTTTTCAGTTGCACCAGTAGTGCGTAAAATGGTCGCTAATCTATTTTGTTCTGACTCGGCTTGTATGGCTGCTTGAATAGATTGTTTGCCCAAAGCAATAGCAAATGTGCCAATAGCAGCACCAGCAGCAGCTACAGCAACGCCAACCTTTTTAAAACCTTCGCCTATGCGTGATCCAGAATCGTTTACAGCACCTTCGGCATTTTTAAGACCCTTAACAAGATCAGAAGTATCGGCTAATATGCCAAGTTTGAGTATGCGTGGCTCGGCCATCAGTTCCACTCCTTCAAAATATCGCTAAAAGCGCGTTCCCATTGATCAATAATTTCTTTTTGATTGCTTTTGAGCGTAGGATAAAGAAAATAACCTTCTCTTTTACGCGCTCTAAATTGAGGATAACGATTAGAGCCAAATTCAATACCTGCTAAAATACCTGAACCATAAAGCGGCGCTCTGTTTTGGTTTTTACGACTATCTGCACCGCCACTAAACTCTTGCCGAGCATAACCAAAACTAAATTCACCTATGCGGCTTTTCTTACTTGTCCTACCAGTAGCAGCCAAACGGCGTTCTTGAACTGTGTTAGCAGCGCCCCTAATCTTTTCAATCATTAAAGCAGCTAATTTAACACCTAATTCATTTGAGGCTTTAACTGCTTCATCGTCCATCGCTTTGAAGGCTCTTTTAAGTTGGCGCAAGTCCTCTTTGTTGTATTCAACTGTGACTCTATCCGCCATTTCTTTCCTTCAATATCTCTAGTGCAGTTAAAATGTCCTCTGCTGTTTCCCAATATGGCATTGGGATCTGGGTTGCGATAGCCAGTTCGATTATTAGTCGGTTGAGGCTACCGCTTGGGTGGGGTTTGGTGTCGTCTCAATCACTTCAACTTCAGCCACGCCATCACACCAAGCGTCTAATGGTTTTACTGGCTTTGTACTTGTGCGCTTGATTGATTGATATGCCAAAAATAGCAAATCACTCATGCCAAGTTCAGCAGAAGCCATCTTTTGCTTGGTTTCTAATTCCCACCTACGCCAATCCGATGCCTGAACTGTTAATTCCTGAACTTCGTTATTGTTGTAGGTAATATTTAGTTGTAGTTTCATTTGATCCCCCGATCAGTTAGTTTGGTTATGCGTTGCCGGCTAGGGTTTCGGTTACTGCACCCTTCTCGACCTTAAAGCTAAATGATACTGTCTGCATATCAGTTCCAGAACCGCCAGCGCTTGGGAAGTCTGGAAAAATCTTAAATGCAAATGTGTGATTTGTTGCTGTGGTTAGCACTACATCGATAGGTGTATCTGGTGCTGATTCTGCAGCGCTCCAAATTGCCTCACATACTGAACCTGACTTACCCCAATCAGCCATCATTTCAAGATCAAAAGTGGCTTCAACATTTGTGGTTTTGTAGTTCTCAGCTAGTAAAGTCTGAAATACCTGACGATCGTTAGTCTTGGTCAATACGGCTGAAGTAGTTTGCTCATCTAGAGCAGTTGTTCCCCAACCTGTGATGTTAAGTCGGACATTTCGCCCAGTAATTACATAAGTTGCCATGTTAGTCCTATCTTAACTAAAGGTTTCTGCAACTTCACCGCGTGCAACAGTAAAGTTGAAAGTTACAGTTTGGGCATCAGTTCCAGCGCCACCCGCAGTTGGATATTCTGGCAGCACAGGAAATACAAATTGTGCGCCAGTTGCGGTAGTCATCGTAATTGAGATTTCTTGTTCTGGTGATTCAGCGGCTACCCATAGCGCTTCGCAAACGCTGTTAGCCTTGCCCCAGTCAGCAAGCATCTCTAGGTCAAAAGTTGCAGTTACATTTGTGGTCTTAACTGCTTCGCCGTCTAGTGTTTGATACACCTGACGATCATTGGTCTTGGTTAGAACTGCTGAAGTAGCCTGAGCATCGACATCAGTTCCACCTGCGAACGAGAGATTTACATCTCTGCCTGTGATTACATAAGTAGCCACTTATCCTCAATTCGTGTAGTAGGTTGAAACATTAAAATCAGCTACTAGCAGTTCACTAGCGCCTACTTGTGTTACCGCTGGCTTTTCCAAGACACCGACAACATAATTGGCTGGCAATGCCGCCAAAACTTGTAGCCACAAAGCCTCTAGATTGTCTAAGGCAGCGGCATTAGAGTGATACGCAACGCAAAGCGTAAGCGTGTAATTTAACTGGCAACGGATCGTATTTTTGCCAATGGTTTGAACCTCGGCATAGGGTGACGATGGAACAACCACCACACTAGGCGGAATTACCGACTCGGGAACATGATCATAGACATTGGCTGTAACGCCCTGTAAGGCTGTTTTAAGCGCTGATCGGGTGGCTGCTATTGGCATAAACTACCCTCATCGAGATATGGCGCTAGAAGCCCGGTCACGCGGTTTAAAAGCGATTTGCCCATACGATAAGGGGTTGGGGTCATATCGATTCCCTCGATCTGACCACCTGCCGCGGTTCGGCTTTGAAATATCTCGGTTGAAACTACATAAATGGCAGACTCAACTGCATCATTACCAACATAAGTGGCAGCGCCAGATAAGGTTGCTTTACCACTTGGAATTACTTCTTTGAAATTAATATCAACATTTGTAAGGTCAAAAGTAAACATGGTTCGTGGGGCAGCTAAGCCTTCGCGAAATACCTGAGTGATAAGGCCAACAGAACTTACGGCAATTGTATCAGTATTAACTGATTTAACTGTGCGTGTGCCGTCAAAAGGTGCGCCACAGCCTGAAATAACAACCGATTGACCAATATTAAATGGGTGTGTGCCCACTGTGTAAACATAAGCTGTATTAGAAATAACTTGTAATCCCCCGATAGGTGCGGAATAAGACACCAGCATTGGAAGCACTACGGCTTCGGCTGAATCAATGATCTGATTTAAGTAATCGTCATTGTAAAGCGAACTGGACACGCCAAGAACCGATCGCAGCTGAGTGGCTGTGATAATCGTTGGCATATCTACTCCTTTGGTGAGAGGCGGGCGCTCGGGAGAACACGCCCACCCCTCGATCTAGTTAATTAGGCTACTGTGATGTTACGGAAAGCGGTTGGGTACTTGCGAGCGCAAGCAACATAACCATACAAACCGATTTCAAGTTGAGCATTAGCAACAATGTTTGATCGAACCTGAATTGCACCACTTCGGTAGAAGGTTGCTGCATCAGATGAATAAACAACACCCTTAACACCTGTTCCGGTATCAATGTTTGGATCAACTACCAACTGCAAGCCTGCGATTGTTCCAGCGGTTGAACCCTGAGTCATTAAACCAGCGGCGTTCTGTGGTGCTGCTGCTGCGAATAGTGGTCGGTTGCTTAGATCGGTTTCGCCTAGCAATTCGGCAAAGTTGCCGGTATCTGCCAAGAAACGATTTGGGGTCTTGCGTAATACGCCATAAGCATCTGCGATGCCGTCTGCGATACCCTTGTAAAGTGTTGTGCCACTTGATGAGCCAGGTGCGCCTACTGCGATTGAAAACGCATAAGCATCGGCCTTCTGTGCCCAGGATGCGGCAAGTTCACGAAGCAAAACATCTACATAGGAGGGGTCGCTTCTCTCAACGAGTTCTGCGTTGATGATGTTGGCTCCGCCTATCTTGACTACATCAATTTCCATTGAAGTAATTGTGGTGTCGGTAGAATCTAGTTCAACACCTTCAGCGGTAACTGCTGTTGTGGCTTGAACACCGATAACTGGACGATAGAACTTCATGCCTGTTGCTGGCAACACGCCCTGCTCTAGTGAATCGGCAAATGGCATTGAGTCATCAATGATTCCGATTAAATCGCGTAGGTAGGTTGGTGGAACTACACCAATGTTTTCTGAAACTGTAGCAACATCTAGTGCTGCAACAAGGTCGCGAGCGTCCATGTCGCCACGCTGTGCTTTGATTTGTGCTAGTGCATATTGACCAGCGGTTACGTTTGTATCAACGCGTGGTGCGGTGAATACAGGTGCAGAAGTGCGCTTCGCGCTTACTTCTGGCTGTGGGGCTTCAACCGATACTTCGTTCTCGGTCTGAAGCTCTGGAGTATCGGTCATGTCTGACCCTTCCTGTTCATTTGTTTCATCTGAGGCGGCTACCTCAGAAACTCGTGCAGAATCAATAGCAGGTGTTTCGACAAGGCTAACCTCAACAAGGTTGCTCATCTTTACAACCAAACCTTCATCTGTATTGTCGTAATCGGTCAATTTAATACCGACACTAAAACCATCTTTTAAGCCTTCCATGGCTTCGACTAATGCATCGTTGCCGCGCTGTGTATTAGCAATCTTGAAAGTTGCATCAATGCCTTCATCACTTGTTTCAAAATCAAGCACTTTGCCAATTGGCTTGTCCATGTTGTGATCAATAAATAATTTAACTGGCTTTAGTGCGATTGAGTCTTTAGCAAATACTGTTTTGCCAGCGCTGGTGTTACCTGCTTCGCCCCAAGTAACGATACGACCGGAAATAGTCCGGGAATCGGTATCGGCAGCAACAAGGGATACTGGAACTGTTATTTTCATACTAGATCCTCTAGTTCTCGAATTTCCTCAACGCTTAATGCGCCGATAGAGTTTAGAATTTGCCATACGCGCGCGCGTTCCTCGGCTGTGCCGCGTAAGAAATCATTTAAATCAAAGCGTACTCGCTGTGTTTGTGGCGTAAAATCAGGCTGAGACAAGCGTTGTTCAATAGCCACTAAAATTGGCTTTAAAGATAAGTCAATAAGATCGCGGCGAGTTTGAGTCACATTTGCGTAAGTCATGTTAGAACCGGCATCAGCATTAAGATAAAATGCTGGAATATTGCATAAACGAGCAATTTCGGTTGCAAGATATTGCCGTTGCTCTGCCATTTGAAGATCGCGTGGGCTATGACCAAATTGTTCTAAATCAATACCGCTATTTAAAAAGGCTGTTGACTTGCTTTGACGAGCTGCTTTCCAAGATTCAAGCAATTTTGAAATACGCTCAGCTGGTAAATTAACACCATTAGCCTTTAAAACCATGGAAGGCGCTGGCTCTTGAGCAAAATTGTAAGCAGCCTTTTCTAATTCATGTGCTGTGCGAATTGTGCGACCGCCGCGAGCCAAAATACCTTCATCAACGCCATTAAAAACAATAAGAGAACCAACGCCGCGATCTGGAACACGCTTGCCATCGATTGAATAACCAGTAATCTCAGTTGCAGCTGGATTGTAATTAACATTAACGCGCGTAGGTTGAACGCGAGTCCAAGATTTAATGCGGTTAGGAAACTCTTGATAAACCTCTAGGACTTGACCATAGCCAACGCCATAGAAAAGTAAATCCTCAACTAGCCAAAAGTAAACTCCCGATCCCGGGACTCGTGGATCGGGCTGATTGATGACTCTTGGTGATTCGACAAATGAGTTATCAGCTCGCAAACGAGTTTCTAACGGAAGGCTGCCGATCGTGCCACAATAAAGATTGCGTGCGCGAGATAACGCCGGGACGGACATCGCAGTATTGCGATCAACAGCTGCTACATTTCCATAATTGAAATAATACCCATTGCTGGTATTAACTGGGGCAAGAGAGGCTACTAGATCCGCGTTGTCTTGTGCGGCAATTAAGTCAGCAGTAGTTAATAGACGGAATTGATCTCGTAGCCCCATAGGGGGGCATTGTAGCATATTTTATTTAATATGTCAAGTTAAACGCTAACAATATCGTTATCACCAAGCGCAGTAGATGCCATAGACACGGCCATAGCAATACCTACAGCTGCAGTTACATTGGCGTTGCTTGCTCTACGACCAATAATCCAACCGCCTTCCGCGTAGGGTACTCGCGCGCACGCGGCAATGGATTTGTTAAGTTCAACTTGGTCGCCATGAATTATGCGTTTGTTTTCCATTGCATAAAGCAAATGATCGCACGCATGGGCAAACTCTCGACCATCGATAGGCTTAGTAACTACTCCGCCAGCAAATAATCTTTGGGCAATCGCGCCACCTGTGTTTTTCGAATAAGCAATATCGCTAACATCGTAATACTGAGCCCAATCTGCTACGGCATTAGCAATTACGAGATCATCAAGAGCTGTATCAGACTCAAATTCATAAACCAAGCCAACCGCAATTTTGTCGCCAAAGACTTGTGCTGCAACAAGAGCCGCACGATCACGGCGTGGCGTAATATCAAACGCCAAAAAGGTCGGCTGACCCGGTTCAAGTTTGATGGAAGTATCAGCACAATTAGACCAAGCGTTCGGGCTAAAGGGTGATTCCAGAGTATCAACCCATTGGCACAAGCACTCGGTTCTCACAACTGCCTCAGGCTCGTTCTTAGTAGCCATCAAATTTTCAAGCGCTATTGTGTGACCCATGGCAGGGTTAGCAGATTGCCAAGCGCTCATATCATCAAGGCTTGCACCCGGTGGCGCTGACCACTCTAACCAGAGCAACGAATCATCATTGCCAGCAATAGAAGCCATGCCACGATCACGCAAATCATTTAGCACAAGGCTGGTAGCATCGCCAGCATTACTAAAGCCATACAACATTGGGTTCTTAGCTGCTAACTGAGTTTTGGAAATGGCTGACCATGCTGCATAATCTTTGTGTTCACGCAACTCATCAAGGTAAATTGTCTCAGCACCGGCATAACCACGACCAGCAGCGTTGTTAGCAACCACTTTGAAGCGAGCGCCGTTGTGGAATATGACTTCCTCTTGCCCATTAGTGCGCTTTATTCGCTTTAATTGGTCTTTTAAGAAGTCATGTTGTTCGATAGTGTCCACTACCTGATTAAAGTGTTCGAGGGATACCGCCAATTTGTGAGCTGAGAGGATTTGCAACTTCTCGCCATTTATGAGCCCCCAAATGATCCTTAACCGCATTAAATGGCTCTTTCCGTTCTGTCTAGACACCAAAACTACGCATTGTGGAAAGGCATATCTGCCATCATCGCGAACCCTCATTGACTCATTTGCCACTAGCTGCTGCCATGGCATCAAAGGTTCGCCTAATTGCTCTGCTAGGGCTATTAACTCATGTCCACGGGTCTCTAAGGCACTTTTGAAGGGTGTATGAAGCCTTGGGCTCGTACTACCCACCATCGATTGACCTTGATTAGCGACCATTTGTGTAGTCTAGCCTACTTCGGGTTTTTTAAAGAAGGACTCGACTTGTTTGGCTTGATCGGGGGTAAAAAAGGAAAT